TTAATAATTTAAATACCGATAAGGTTGAAACACTTGCGGATTTAAGTATCACTTCAACAGCCACAGAGATTAACTTACTAGATGGTGTTACAGCTACAACAGCTGAACTAAACTACGTTGACGGTGTAACCTCAGCTATTCAAACACAGCTAGGTGCTAAGCTACCTCTAGCTGGTGGTACTATGACTGGCACTATTGCAGGCTTCACCTCAACAGGTATTGATGATAACGCTACGAGTACAGCTATTACTATTGATGCTAGTAAGAATGTAGGTATTGGTGTAGTTCCAAAAAGTTGGTATTCAGCCTTTTCTGCACTTCAGCTTGGTTCAGGTGGTGCTATTACATATGACACAGGTTCTGGAGCTAGTAAAGCATTACGAGTTTTTACAAATTGTTACAGAGCAACAGATGGTAATTATAAATATATTTATGGTGATGAGGCTTCTTTAATAGAGTCTTATGATGGTAAAACCTTTTTTAAATACGCTGCTGCTGGTTCAGCAGGTGGAACAATTACTTGGACTACTTCTTTACAACTAACTAACGATGGCAGAGGATTATCACAATTCACCGCTAAGGCTTGGGTTAACTTTAATGGTACTGGTACTGTAGCTATTAGAGATAGTCATAATGTGTCTAGTATTACTGATAATGGCACTGGTACTTATACAGTTAATTATTCAAATAATTTGGCTAATGTTAATTACAGTGCGGTAGCAAACTCAAACGGTTCGGCTGGCTGGACAATCACAGATTCTCACGCTGTAGGCTCACTAAGAACTTTATATTATAATTCGGGTGGAATTGATACTAGTGAAATGAACATCCAAATATTTGGAGATTAAGAAATGAGATTAATTTATGACAATAGTGGAGTAGCAGCAGTAGTAACACCAGCTTCTAAATTCTTAGCACAGCTAGAAGGAACGCTAGAAGAAAAGCTAATACACATAGCTAACAAAGATTTGCCTACTGGCACTAAGTACGAAATTATAGCTGATTCAGTTGACTTATCTGACAGAGCCTTTAGAGATGCTTGGACATACACAGCAGATGCTAGTGTTGAAAAGACTTCAGCAGATTTAACAGCAGAAGAATTAGCTTCATACAATATGACGGAGAACCTCTAATGCCAATAAACGTAGATATAACCAAAGCTAAAGACATCACTAAAGACCGTCTGAGAGCAGAACGTAAACCTCTATTAGAAGCACAAGATGTAGCGTTCCAGAGAGCATTAGAAACCTCTGAGGATACTACTGCTATTGTTGCTGAGAAAGCAAGACTTAGAGATATTACTAATCAGGTGGATACGATGACTACCTTAGACGAGTTAAAGTCAGCGTCAATATAAGGACTATGAATGGAAAAGAAAACAGAGCCTTGGCATTTGTCGAGGTCAATAAACGTAGCACACATACTGGTTGTTCTAACCTTATTCATTAGTGGGTTTGTATATGTCAGCAATATTAAGGAAGATGTGGCATTACACGGACAACAGATTGCTCATAATACCGAGTCAATCAAAAATGGTAAAAGTGAAATGCACCAAATCACCAAGCAAATCAATAGCAAGTTAGACAAGATATTTGATATGTTGTATGAACTAGGTAAGAATTAATGTTTTGGCTGGTGGTTAACGGAACACCAGTCGCTTATCTACCTGATGTCTGGAACATACCTTTAAACATAATGATTATATAGGGGAGTTATGAGAAATTCTAAAATGTACCGAAACGCTAAAGGACATTACATTGATGTTTGTCCTGCTAATTGCTTTAAGCATTACTGGAATATCATCAAAAGGTGGTTTAAATGAGCCTACTAATAGAACTATTACCTATGTTGTTTGGTTATGTTGCTAAGTTATTGGCTATTAAGTCTAAAGCATCTACAGATAGTCTTAACCTTGCGATTATGCTTAATAAATCTAACAATGATGTCATTAATCAAGCAAGGGAACAATCCAACAAGGAATCGCCTTATGCTGCTTTCAACCGTAGATTCATATTCTTTACGGTATTGATGCTAGTGGTGTTCTATGTAACCGTACCTGTATTCCTAGACATTCAAACAGCAGTACCTATTGTTCACGAGGGCTTTAGTTTTCTTGGCTTTCAGATAACTGCTGATGTGATTGAATATCAGATGGTTAGTGGGTTAGTAAAATATGACGAAGTGTTTGCTTGGTGTGCGATGATACTGGAGTTTTATGTAGGTTCACAGGTCGCTAAAGGATAACATAGGTTATTATTATGATTAAAGTAAACTTTGGAACTGAAAAGACACCTGCATGGCGTTATGTTCAACATAGGATGAAGCAATGAAGATAGAACTACAGATTAGTTTATTCGTAGTTTTAATGCTAGTCTTAATCTTAAACTATGGTTAAAGACCCGAGGATGAAAGTATGAATAAATGTTCAATAACAGCGTTTTTAGTAGGCATTACGATAACTGTATCAAGTTTAGCCTTTTTTGGACAAATGATGCAGATGCCAAGTAAGGGGTTTCAGATGGGATCACAAATAATGATGCCACAACCACCACAAAATCAACCGTGTAATTGCGCTTGTAACACATTCAAATAGTTCTAATTTGGTATCACCCACCGATAAAACCCTTTATTTATAGCCAATAATTAACACTGGCAGTGTCGGGGTCAGCGGTTCGATCCCGCTTAGCTCCACCATAGCAAAAAGGTTTTTGTCCGGTTCGTCTATCGGTTAGGACTCTAGGTTTTCATCCTAGTAAGAGGGGTTCGATTCCCCTACCGGATACCACTTTCAGGCATTTAACTATTTAAAAACAAGACCACTAAATAGGGATTTTGCCGTTCTTTTTTTGTGGATCTGTTGGGTGTTTGTGATGGGTTGTGAATTGGTGTAAAATCCAAAAAGTATAATACAATGCAATAAAATACAATAGAATGGTCACAAAATGGTTACAGTGGTTACAAGAAAATGGCAGTAATTAGAAAGCGTGGTAAATCATGGTATTTAGATTGGCGTGATTCGAGAGGCCGACATAATAAGTCTTTGGGTAATATATCAGATGCGCTGGCAAAAGTCATCTTAAAACGTAAAGAATATGAATTGTCAGTCGGTATGGGCGCACAAGATCATGAGCGGATCGCGTTCGATAAATACACGCGAGATTATCTCGCATGGTTTGAACATCAATATCCATCGAGTTATAGCACCACTGAGATTATTGTGATTAAATCGCTTGAGCCTTTTTTTGGTAATGTATTGATCAATAAAATCAGCAGCAAGGATGTTGAGGTTTATACGCGGCTTAGAAATTCAGAGGGTTTGAAGCCTGGCACAGTGAATCGGAAGCTGGCGGTGCTGAGTGCGATATTTACCAAAGCTAAAAAAGATGGTTATTTTGTGCCGGATTTTAAGATTGATAAAGTGCCGGACATGGAAAGCAAACCGCCGAAGTATTACACCGCTGATGAATTGCAATTGATTTATGATCATGATCCGGTGCATGCTCATTGGTGGAAATTGTTGGTTAATACCGGTATGCGACTGGGTGAGTTGCACCAACTCAAAACGGCGGATATTCGCAATGGATCGATCTATTTAACATCAAGCAGTGATGCACGGACAAAATCGAAAAAATGGCGGTTAATTCCACTGAGTAAAGGTGCAGAAAAAGCCTTGCAAGTGTTTGATTTAAAACAAGAATACTTATTACCGCGCTATCGTAAAGACTCGATTAAAACCGCCTTTAAGCGTGCGTGCAAACGCGCAGGGATTGCCAAAGGTAAACATGGGGTGCATTGCTTGCGACATACGTTTGCGAGTAATTTGGTGATGAATAACATTGCGCTGCACACGGTGCAAAAACTACTTGGCCATGCCAATATCAAAACTACTGAGCAGTACGCGCATTTGTCGGCTGATTATTTAAAGGATAGTTTGGATGGGGTGGATTTTTAGAATTTTTGTAAAAAGGGATTTACAGTGTTACTGCGAATGGTGTTTTTTAAATTACTTTCAAAGCCAAACGATACATTGGATCGTAAAATGGTTTATTTAATAACTTTTTAGGATGTGGCTTTAGGCTTGCAGGTGGACTGATTTGCCCTCTTTTTTTCTGCGTTGCGTAGATTTTGTTTGGATCGGTGTAATTGCACAAACGACATCGAGCTGTGTTGATGTTGATGTTCATTTTTTTGGATAATTGTCTTGCGGTGATTAGATCACCGTTATCGAGTTGGTATATTTTCCACTCACTCATAAGTCCATTGCCTCAAGTCGGATGGTGGGTGCGGTGAAGTATTGCTCATTAAGTTTGAACAGATCATTACGGCGATAAATGATGCGACCGCCTGGTACTTTGGCACTGGGGATGTCGAACGCCTTTGCCATTTTGCGAAAACCAGTCGGGGTGCAACCCATATACATTGCCGCTTCTTTGACGTTGAGATAGTCTTTTTCTAAGACGATTGGGGTTTGTAAGTCACTCATGTTTTAATCAATCCAAATACTTTGTCATCAATTTTATTTAGCTCGGTATTAAGCTCAACCACTGCACCAATGAGATCAAGATCATCAATTTCAATATGTCGGAATTGAGTTTTTAAAGACCGAATTTCATTGGTTAATGTGTCGAGCTTATCGGTGAGATGTTGATTAATAGTCATAACTAAAACGGAATATCATCCATTTCATTGATCGGTGGTACGGTTACTGCCGGTGCCGGTGCGCTTGGTATTGGTTGATCTTTAGGTGTAATGGCAAACTTACTCACGGCAATGGTATCGCGGCCGTCAAGGTTGGGTACACCGGCAGGATTAAAATGGCGGTTGATGGTGATAAATTCGCCACCATCATCGGTTTGGATAATTTTGCCAATGTTGAGCCAACGTGCTTTTTTTTGTCCGTCATAGGTTAAGTATTCGCCGATTTTAACGGTCAGATCGTGTGTTGCTTTTGCCATGTTATTTATCCTTTATTAATTAAATGTTGCTCATACACACGGTTGCAACTTCACCGCCTTTTATAACACTTATATCTTATAGAGATTTGGAGTCATTGATATAAGTACAGAGTGCATTTCTGCTAAATAAGTTGGTGAGTTACGCTCACCAATCGCGCTTGAACTTATTTTCTTGACGACACTTCTGCCGATCAACTTCGCGAGGGTTAATGTGGAGTTGCTAAGGGCAACAAATCCCACCTTTCTTTTAACTTGAGGACGACTTCTATAATCTTGAGGAGAGTATTGGGAACGCCCATTAATGTCTGCGGTGAACATCACTAATTATTAATTATGTGTTTCATGATGTAAGTCATTGCACCATCCAAATTGCGACCGTCATTTTCATTGATTGCAATGTCAATCGAGTGTGTGTTGTTAATTGGATCGTGATCTGATCTTGGAATCATATCGGCTAAAATAAGCAAATCAAATATTTGGCTTTTTTCATCCAAAGTTAAATCATTGATACTTAATAACAAATGACTCATAATGCCTCAACAAATCCAATTAAAAATATGAATATTGCAAAGCCAATGTAAAGTTGTGCCGGTGTGGTTTCAACTTCTTTGTCGAAATTAAATAAATCTTTCATGTTTCCCCTCTTTTTGTTTTGTTGGGTAAATTATAAACACATAAGTTTATTAATGTAAAGAAATAAACAAAAAAATTTAGATAATAATAAGAATGGGCGTAGAATAGTGATAAAAAACCGCCAATAAAGGCGGTTTAGATGGGTTTTTAAGGCTTAAAAATGCTTAAAAAGCAAAATTTTAGATATTTTTAATATTAGTTAAGCATGGCTTTTGCTAATTCTTTTTTTACTTTAACCAGCACTCTTTTTGCTTTTTGCATTTCTTTTTCACATTGTTTTACATTTTCCATTGCGGCCTCAATATCAGATCCAATAAACCAAGACTGAACTAAATCAATATCATTTAAATTATCACTTACAATGTCTTTTAATTTACCATCGAGTATGTTAAATCGGTGTTTACAATATGTGCCAAAACTACCTGCTGGACAATCACAATAAGCAGATAAATTATTATCTGATCGCTTAACAAAAATTACCTCGTAAGGCTCTTTTGCAGAGCCTTTAACATGGAACATAATTTCATTTTTTTTATCACCTTTATACTGATACATATTGACTCCTATGGTGTGTCATGTTTCCATAAGTCAATTACCTTTGCGATTATGACTGCATCGCTGGGTAGGTTAAATGACTCGTATTTTTTGTTATCACTAATAACTAATATTTTGCCCGGCATTATTTGCAAGCGTTTAATAAACAATCGATCATCAACTTTAAAGATATAAACACCATCGTTGATGTTGGTGTCGTCCGTATCAACCAGTAGAAAATCGCCTTGTGTAAAAGTCGGCTGCATTGATTCGCATTGGGCAAATACAATCTTCATGGTGGGTGTTGGTTGTTTTTTAAAGACATCAATAAACCATTCGCGATCCACGGTAAAGACATCGTGAATATTATCAAACTTAGCGAGATCACTGCCCTTGTAATCCTTGATGTTTAATAATTCAAAGCTCACAGTATTGTTGGGCATTTTGTTGTCGCCAGTAAGTAAATAATCAATTGGTACATTGATTGCTTTTGCGATATTACTTAATTGAGAATTTGGTATCCCAGTACGGTTAAACCAATTATTTAAAGATTGAGGCGATACATTGATTAAACGTGCAAATTCAACCTTTTTAATTCCTTTGGTTTTTAATTCTTTTGCGACAATTTCAGCAATTTTTTTATTCAATTTAGGCATAAATTAATTTATGTATTTATTATAAACTTTTATGTTTATAATTAGGCGCATGGAAAAAGTGATTAAGTATTTTGGCTCGCAAAAAGAGTTGGCAGATTTGCTCGGTGTAACGCAAATGGCCATCTCTCAATGGAAAAGGCGAGGTATTCCAATTAAGCGATGTTTGCAGATTGAAAAACTGAGTAATGGTGCAATCAAACGCGAAGATATTTGGGCGGATATTTTTAATCGATAACATTTTTTATAAACCTTTTGTTTAGTTTGTTAATTCTATACAAAAAATACACATAGGGGGAATATGTTTGCAATATGTACCAGCAAGTGCGAATTGGCCAGAATTTGTGGTCGGCATAAAATCAATGCACCGGATCCAAGAGTGCGTAATCAAGACAGACAAGAATTTGAACCGCAATTTGGATCAGATTGTTATGGATTTAAAGACATAACTAAGGATCAAGAGGAATTGCAACGATGAGTCAAGATATATTCGCAATCACTCCAATCGAGGTTATCCAAGATCAACGACTTAAACCCAATCATATTAAAGTATTAATCGCCTTGTTATCATTCAGAGGCAAAAACACCAACACCATATGGCCAAGCCGTAAAAAGCTATCAGACCGCTGCAACCTACCCGTCACAAGAATATCACAAACAACCTCAGAACTGGTTGATTTGGGATGGTTAATTAAAGAGGGCAAGGGCGGGTTTTCAAAGTCAACCCGCTATCAAATAACAGTACCCAATTTGGTAACGGTTACAAAAACTGTAACGGTTACTGAAACTGTAACCCCAAGGGTTACTGAAACTGTAACCCCCATGCCCGTTACAGAAACTGTAACACGCAAAGAACTAACCAAGAACATAACCAATAGAACTAAAAAGGGGGGTAAACGATTTAATCCACCCACTATTGATGATGTTCGAGCTTATTGCAATGATCGTAAAAATTCGGTTAATGCACAATCATTCGTTGATTTTTATCAATCAAAGGGTTGGTATGTTGGAAAAAATAAAATGAAGTGTTGGCAATCAGCGATTAGGACGTGGGAAACAAGAGAAAACGAAAGGAAAAACAACCAACCAATGACATTGATCCGGCGTGCTGAATTAGCAGCGCAAGGGATTGATGCTGATACTGGGTTGTCATTTGGAACGGGACTTGAACAACTGAACAGAGGATTATTAAACTTATGAATGAAATATACAAAAAAACGGCGACCTTGATATTGGGTTATTTAACAGTTAGATTTGTGCCGAATTATAAGAACGATGAAAAACACCAAGCCAAACAAACATTGATATGGGCAGAGGAACTCGGCAAAAAAGTAGATGCAGACAGACTGACTGAGGACAATATTAAATCCGCTTGTGATTTATGGGCAGACGTTAATGGTAAGGGTTTTCCACCAACAATAGACCAATTTATTAATTGCATTTTAAAAATCAATGTTGCACCAGTGGTGGTGATAGAGGTTAAAGAAGAAAAATCCAAAGATTATTTAAGGCTGTGGAACGATGCGGATGATCATGCGCGGTTTAGATTCTTTGCTGATCATGCGTTTAACAAAGTGCCACAACACATTCATGTGATGTTTATGCGTTACATGGAATCAACACGCGGTTGGACTTATTGCGAATGCAAAAAGATGATTGATTTTCACATGTCACCGTTTGAAAAAGCAGGGCATGGGGCGATACTCGAACACCAACGCGAGGTGCTGGACTATTTTAAAAATAGGAAAGTGGCATGAGGTATCACAGTGCGAATCAATGCTTAAAGGCGGCAAACGCGATTAAGCAGCAGGTGGATTATTTGTTGTTTGCGATTGGTAATAAAGACAATAGAGATTGCGAGCATCACTTGGATGTGATTAGGCAATTGGTTGATCAGTTAAAAGGGGAAGTAAATGGAAGCAATTGAGTTTGTTATTGGTTTGATTGGGTTATATACCGCAATCATGTTGTATATTTTTTTAGGGGATTAAGTATGGAATTAATAATATTAGCAAGTGGTGCGGTGATTGGCGGTGGAATGGTGTATATGTATAAATGCTCGCGTGATAATAAACGCTTTACGAATTACTTTCGTGAGGGGTCGCAGGCTTATGTGGTGCGTCAACATTTAGAGCAGGGCAAAAACATCACACCGCCTTACGCGCGTGAGCAATACAACATCAAGAACTTAGGTGCAGTGGTGGATGTGTTACGCAAGGCCGGTGTTGAAGTTAAGTTTGTAGAGGGTGATCGTGGTAATTATTACACGCTATGAAACTACAACAACGTGTAGAGGTTCGCATTGGTGAGCCAGTGGCGTTGTTCTTGGCGCGTAAAGCAGAGCAAGGATCAACAATTAGGGATGCGGCCAATCAGTTGGATGTGTCGTACACAACGTGCTTTAAATGGCAAAAGGTGTATGAGATTAAATTCAACGGTCGCAATCCGTTTGGTAAATGGAAGTTAAAATAATATTATGGAAGTTAAATTATGTTGGATTTAATCGTTAAAGATAATATCAAGGAATTAAATAAAACGCTTACTCGAATTGAGAAAAAGCAATTACCGTTTGCAATATCATTAGGCATTAACAACACAGCCAAAGATGTAATGAAAGCAGAGAAAGTACAAACATCCAAGAAGCTCGACCGACCAACAAGCTTTACTCAAAATGCTTTTAAAATTAAATGGTCAAACAAAAACAATCAAGAAGCCAGTGTGTTTATTAAACCAATACAGGCTAAGTATCTCAAGTATCAAGTCGAGGGTGGTAAGCGTACTGGTCGCATTGGTGTGCCGTACAAGCACGCAAAGCTGAATAAGTTTGGTAATATTCCTGGTAGGCGCAAAGGCTTTATTAAGAATAAAAATCAATTCATTGGCAAGATTAAGAACATTGATGGTGTGTGGGAAAGGACTGGTGGCAAGCGTAACAGAGGTATTAAGTTAATGGTTGGGTTTGAGCCAGTGGTTAGCTATCGCAAACGATTCCCTTTCTACAAGATCGGTAAGGGTGTTGTTAATTCTAAATTTAAAAAGAATTTGAATAAAAGTTTAGAGAAAGCATTATCAACAGCTCGATGACCAGTCAGAATAAAAAAGGTACTCCTGACGCGGATGCACTGAGGGTAATTCGCAAGTCCTCTATTTTATTAGTTTCAGTATATATATAAGGAATTCGTTATTAATCAATGACTTACAAAGATAAATGCACACTGCAAGAACTGTCAGCATTTTTAATGCTAACGGATCGGCGTGTGCAACAACTCAAAGATGCGAATGTGATTGTTAAATTTGGCAGAGGTGAATACGATTTAACAAAATCAACGCAAGGCTATATTAATTTTTTGCGTGAACGTGCATTTGGGGGGGTGGCGAATACGGATCAGCATGGTGAGAAAACTCGGCTGATTACTGCGCAGGCCAATATTGCTGAGATGAACGATGCAGAACTTCGAGGCGATTTGCTTCGAGC